CTTACTCAAGGCCCTGGGGCTTAGGCCAGGGGCGTCTTCTTTGCCTCAGCAGTGGCAGCAGCCTCGAGCTCAGCGATGCGTGCCTTCAGCTCAGTGGCTTCAGCGTTCTGCTCAGCGATGGCCTTAGCCACTGCTTCGCCGATGGCCTTGGACAGGGCGGCAGCGTCACCGGCGGCCGGGTCTGCGAACTGCTCCTTCATCTTGGCCACGCGCGCAGCGTTGCTCGCCAGGTACTCCTGGTGCTTGGCTTCGCCGCGCTCGCAGATGGGCTGCAGGTTCTCGGCAGGCAGGGTGCCTTCGGGCAAGACCACTTCGGCACCGGCTTCAAACAGCTCGTTGCCAATGAGAGACTTTTCCTTGACGATGTACTTGATAGGGGTATCGGCCATGGTGTTCTTTCAGAGGGTTGAAAATGGGCCTGGGGCCGAAGCCCCAGGGGATCTCGATTAGGAGACCACGAAGCCAGACTTGAAGTACAGGTTCTTCACGTCTTGCACGTTCTTCACGACGGATGCAGTGACCGACAGAGCGGTGACCGTGGCGCCGGTGGAGATGTAGCGCACGCCGATGTAGCGCTTGGGTGCGTAGGGTGCGGCGCGGTCGTAGTGCAAAGGCACCACGGTACCGGCAGGCAACGAGGCGATGGGGAACGCATCGGTCTGGTTGATCACCTGCACGTTGGTGGACAGCGCAGCGTCATCAGCTTGGATCAGCTGGAACTGCACGGTGGTCGCGGTGGCAGGAGCCACCAGGATACCGATCGCAATCTCCAGGGCGTCACCGGCGCCGAGGTCGGCCACCTGGTTACCGCCGATAGCCAGCGGGCCCAGGTCCATCGTGTTGGTGGACAGTTGGCTGTTGGCAGTGATGAGCTGGCCGGTCAGCGCGCCGGCTGCCGAGACGGCGCCGGAGAGGAAGGCAAAGTTGTCGAGGATCATTTTGTGCTCCAGTTCGTGAAGGGTTCGTTGCGAGTCGGGGGCCGAAGCCCCCTAGTCAGCTTTAGACCACGCGAGTCTCGGTGTTCAGCAGCTGGTCAACCTTGCGCAAGGGCACGCCCAAGAACTTGGTCAGCGAGTAAGGCGTACCGAACTGGGTCAGCGCGTCTTGAATGCTCAAGGCGGCGTTGGACTTGTTCAGTGCAGCCACGCGCAGCATGCTGTACAGGGTGCGGTTTGCGTAGAAGCAAGCACGGCCCATGGACAGGTTCGGCACGCGATCCAGTGCCCGGCTCATCAAGTTGATGATCTGGGTGGCGGCGGTGGAAGCCTGTGTACCAGCCTGGGTGGTCAGGTCGGTCACGTTGATGTTGCAGATGCGAACGACATAGCGCCAGTCCTTCACGGCAACGCCGTTCTTCCACTGGTACAGAGCACGCAGCGCTTGGAAGAAGTTGTTGTTGCTGTCAGGCACGGACTCTTCGCCCAGGTCCTGGTGCATCAGGCCAGCCTTCGTTCCCTTGGGGAAGGGGCAGAAGACGGTGTTCTCACCCCACACGATCAGGTAGATCGAGCAGTTGTTGGAACCCGTGCCGCCAGCGTCCAGGATGTTCTGGCCGTTACCAGCGGTCAAGCTGGAGTAGCGAGTCTGCAGGCCCAGGAACTGACGGGGGTCGGTGCCGGGGTTGCCGTAGAACATGGCGCCAGCCATGGTCTGGTTCATCGCTTCGATGAAGGCCTGGTCTTCGGACAGGCGGAAGGCAGCGGTGTTGCCGTTCAGCTTGGCCAGTTCCACGTCGATGTGGCTGCGAGCTTCCAGAATGCCGCAGGCCTCGTCGATCTGCGCGGTCAGCGATTTGCTGGTCGGCACACCTTGGTTGATCATGCGGTAGTAGACCTGGGGCAGACCGGTGCGAATGGTCAGGCGGTGGCCGGTCGGCAGGTTGCCTTCCATGAACACTGCGTCTTCCAGGATCTCGTTGGTCTGAGACAGGAGCTCAGCGACCTTGGGCACTTGGCCATCGGGGTCGAGTCGTTTTGCCCAGTCAGCCAGGGTCAGGGCGCCAGTTGCGAGAAGAGCCATTTTGTTTCTCCGTTAGGATTGATTGGGATACAGGACTTGGGCTGTGCCCTTTTCGCCCTTGGGGTTGTTGCCACCTTGGACGAAGCGGTCTTCGCTCAATGCTTTGCCAATGGCATACGCCCACTTCACAACAGCAGGATGGCTGCCCATCTTGGTGCTGGAAAGCAGGTCTCGAAGTTCAGGCGGGCCAAGGTCAATGGCCTTGCGGCAGGTGGCGAGGGTCTCAGGCAGCTTGTCGCCTCCGAGATCCTTGTCGGTCTTGACCGACTCCTCCCAGCCCTTCACCTCTGTAGCAAAAGCCTCAGCGCGTGCGGCTTCGCGTTTGATAGCGATGTCGACGACCTTCTGGGCCACGTCCACAGGGAGCTTGGCTTCCTTTGCAAGGGCAACAAACTCGTCGGTCGAGGGCTTGTCCAGCTCCACCCCTTCGGGTGCAGTGAACTTGTACTCGACGGCCTCGTCTGCCTTGGGTGCATCACCGGCGGGGTTGTCACCTGTTTGTGACGCGTCCGCAGGGTTTGCTGCTTGAGCTTCGGGCTGTGTGCCCTCGGCGGGTTGCTGTACCCCGGCGTTCGGTGTGTCTTGGCCGGCTACTGGCGTTACTACGTCTGTCATGCTTGCTGCTCCTTGAGCATCATTGCGAACTGCTCAGGTGTGATTTCCATCACTTCACTGAGCACAAACAGGCCGACGTTGCGCATGCCCTCCCGGAAGAATGTTTCACTGTTGCCGGTGAAACTGGTGCGGTAGATCCCCGCCTTATCCAGAAGACGCGTGACAAAGCGCCGGCCCTGTTTGTGGGCCATCAACCACTTCAGGTCATCGATCTCAGTGCGTCGTGCAACGCTTTGCATGAGAGCATCGCTCTCAGCCTCGCGGTCATGGGCCTTGGTATCGGTGGGGTCACGAG